CAAGTTCGTGATATTGGTAATAGTATTTTGGGTGGTGGTACAACACTAAATGTACCAACAACAGCAACTGGTTTATATCCAGATGGTCCAGATATTATTACAATTGCTGCAATAGCATTAGGATCAACAAATTCAATTAATGCACGTTTAAGTTGGACTGAAGCACAGGCTTAATATGTCAACTAAAAACTACTTAACACATAAAGTTACGGATACACCACCAACATTTTCAGATGTTGGTGATGAGTATTATAGTCCAAAAACTAATATACTGTATAAAAAAGTAGTTTATGATGGAACAAACGTTGCATGGTCCCAGATTGTTTCTACTGGTGCTGACGGCAATATTACCTTAACTAGTAATAGTATTAGTTTTTTAGCTAATAACAAATATCCAATATATTTTGGTTCAACAACTAGACCAAATACCAGTAATAACATATATGTCGGTATTAATACTAGCGGTTATATTGATGGATATGGTGGTCCACATCAGGGCACTAATATTGTGACAAGTGCTTATACACCAGAAGCAAATGTTTCAATATATTTTCAACCAAGAGGATGGGGTGGTATTTTAACATCAGTACCAAATCCAACATATAAGGGTACAAGCGGTGGTGATGGACATCCCGGTGGATTTCGTGGCCAAATGTCGGTTGATTTACAATTGGCAAGATTTACTGGCAGTTCCGTAGCTTCTGGACAATACTCTGCATTGTTGGGTGGATATGATAGTAAAGCTTCTGGACAAGCTTCAGCAAGTATTGGTGGAAATACCAACGCTGTTTCTGGTACAAATGCTGTAGCTATTGGAGGTCAAAATCATTATGTAGATAGCACAGGTAGTGTTATTCTTGGTGGTAATTATGCTTATTCTAGGGGTGTAAAATTTTATAATGTCTTAACTAATAGCGGTATTGCTTATGGTTCTGCTGGACAAAATACAGGATATGCTCAAGGCGGAATAATGTCATTTGCTACATCAACCACAAGTGCTACACCAAAATTGTTGTTAGTTGATGGCAGTGTTGTTAACACCACCGTGGGCAGCCGAAATATGTTGATTTTGCCAAATAATTCCTTATTTCAATTCAAAGGAACTATGGTTGCTACCGTTACAGGTTCGGCTGCAAATGCCGCATGGACTTTTGAAGGAGCCATCACAAGAGCAGCAACAGCAGCTTCAACCACTTTATTAGGAATTCCTACAATAAGTGTAATTAATATAGACTCTGTTGCATTAACCAATGGTTGGTATTTTACAATTACTACTGATACAACCAATGGTGGTTTGCAACTAACTGTAAAGGGAGATGCAACAAATACCATTCGTTGGTACTGTAAACTTGAAACTGCTGAGGTAACATTCTAATGACCATATCATTTAATCATTATTCAGATACAATTACAATACTGAATGCCACCACTGGTGCAAACACAGCAAATAACTTAGGTGGTATTGGTACATTAAATGTTTCCAGTAATGTTGCTGTTACAGGAAATATTACATTATTATCAAGTTCAGGTGGTATAACTTTTGGTGATGGTACAAATCAAAAAACAGCGGCACAAACTAAATTTACTAAAACTTCGACAAGTACTGCACCGTCAAATCCAATAGAAGGTGACACATGGTATGATACAACTACCGGTGTCTGGTCATTATATGTTGCAGCTGGTAATGGTGTAACAAGCAGCGGTTGGATAGAAATTGGGAGACCATAATGGCAATTGATTTGACACCTGATGCTGATGGTACATATAGAAATTTTGGTAATAAGTTATACATATACAATAGCGCAAGTACTAGGTGGGAACGAGCAAACACTTCATCTCTAACCGCAAACGTTTCGATTGACTATGATGGTAAAGCTTCTGGATCACAAGTTATATCTGGACAATCAGTGGCAGTAACTGTAAAATGGAACATACCTGTTAATACAAGTCAATTTTCTACAGCAAATTTGAGTTTAACTGGTGCTTCAACATCAGTCACATCGTTTGCACAAGATTCTGTTGATCCTAAACTTTACAAATTTAATTTTTCTTTTGCTGGTGCTGTGGGACAAATTAGCATTCCAGCTGGCCAAGTGAGTGTTAATAATCTAAGTAACTTACCTATTTATTCTGAAGCAATAGCTGGCGCATATTTACCATATGCACTTTTAAGTGTTGTTTCCAAATCAAATACCTCAAATCCTGTATTCACTTTTTCAGATCCAAATTTTTTAAATGCAACTAGACAAATTGCAAATAATATGATTGGTACAGCTTCACTTGCAGCAAGCAATAGAAGAATTCAAATTTCTCTTACTAATATGGGTGCAGCTGGTGTTGCAAATAGTGGTACGACAGGTTTGACATCCACCGATATAAAAAGGTCTATACCACTCTATTATGGTTTTACTCCAACAATCGCTACAACAATATATGCAAACAATACAACAACTACAGTATCCGCAAATCAAACCAGTACACTTCGATATGCAGAAATGTATCTTCCTAGTTCAGCTTTTACAAGTAATAATTATTTTAGTCAATTATCAATTCCTGCTGCAGCTTATACGGACAGCGGTTTAAACAATATTGGTGTTACTTCAGTTTATTATAATATTATTAATAATAATACCAATAAATTTAACACAACCGCTGTATACACAAGGACGCCAGGTACAGCTAACGGCGTAATTAAAGTGTATATAGATATGTTTGGTTCTTTGGCCAATTCTGCGAATTCAAAATTAATTACAACAAGCGGTGGCGGAACATTGAGTAACCTAACACTTGTAACCAGCACTACAACTGACGCCAATGCTTTTTTTGGTAATATATTTACTGCTAACTATACTGCTAATGTTGCTAATATAATAAGTGGTATAGATTATACAGAAATTATTACTATAAACGCTGGTGCTATTACGATGCCTGTTGCAAATAGTTCTAATATAAATGGCATTTCTTATACTGTAGATCCACCTGGATCGGGTTTACCTTGGTCTGGCGGCAAAAGTAGTAATGTTTTTATAATTCCTGCTTTTGCTGTTAACTTAGCTCCGTTGACAATGGTAGCAACAAATCCAGGAGTTGGTTCAACTATTACCAGTTCAATAAGTCAATTAGTATTAACACCAAATCATCCAGCAACAACAAGTCTTTTAGGGACTCCGACTTATAGTATATGGTCAGATAATTATAACGGAACAAATTTAGTAACATCGGGTTCCACAACAGATTCACCACTGTATTCGCCTAGTACTCCTATCGCCATTAATTTAAGTGCTACAAATTTATTTAAATCAAACAGCACCTATTATGTTTCAATTCCAGCAAATGCTTATTATGATGATACTGGACACTTAAATTCATCATATAATTATTCTTTTAACACCGGTTATCCAGGAGCATTAACACTTACAGCTTCAAGCCCCTCAAATGGTTCAACTGGATATAATGGTTCTGATCCAATTATACTCAACTCAAATAGAACCATCTATTCATCAAACACTAAAGCTAATTCAGTTATATACACTGGCAGTTTAGGTGGAACTGTTTTTGCAACCAATACTATTAATGCTAGTAGTAACACAAATGTTTATATTACTGTACCTAGCGGAATGTCACCATCTACAACTTACTATGTTTCGATTCCTGCTAATACATATTTTGATGGTTTAAATGTTGGTAGTGACGCATACAATTATAGCTTCACAACGGCTACGGCACCTACAGCAAATAACGTTATATTTGATCCTTCTGGTTCAATTTCATCTAGTTTAGGTGCAGTATCTATACCACAAGTTGCACAGTACTATACAACAACTTGGCAAGTTCCAGCATTTTTGACTAGCATAAATGCAGTTGTAATTGGTAGTGGTTCTCCAGCTTTAGATAATAACAGCGATGCAACTGATTTTGGTGGTTATGCTGGCGGTGGCGGTGGCGGACTTTCTTATGTAAACAATATTAGTGTCACACCTGGAGAAACATTAACCGTTAAAATTCCTATACTTTCTGCACAAGGGCCAACATATGCTGCTGGTTTATATAGAGGCGCAACAGCATTAGTTGCAGTATCAGCTACAGGACTGAATGATGTATCGATTGGAAGTTCAGGAGGCACAGTTATACTTGGCACTGGTGGCACCGGCGGTACTGGTGGTAGTAATGATTCAAGGACTACTAAAGGAGGCGCTGGCGGTGGTGCCGCAGGTACTTATTATGGTACTGGTGGTTCTGGCGGCAATGCTGTGGTTACTGGTTCAGCTACAGGCACTACTGGTGCAAATAGCAGTATAGGTGGTACTGGATCAGCTTTCAACGTCCGTGGAACTACGGGTTCAGGATCTAGTCCTTTTGGTCCAAATGGTTACAACCAAGCTGGAACGTATAAATCATATGGAGCTGGTGGTTCAGGAGGTGCAGGTAACAACGTTGACGTTCAAACAACGGGCGTTAATGGTACTCTTGGAGTTGTACGAATTGTATGGGGTGCTGGTAGAGCATTCCCTAACACCAACATTTCAACAGTCAGTTCATAATACATTACATAAATACCCCCAATAGAGGGGAAAATAAATGGCCACAATAACATCAAGAAGCGCTTTTAAAGATTACTGTCTACGTAGACTAGGATTTCCTGTAATTGAAATCAACGTTGATGACGACCAGGTGGAAGACCGTATTGATGACGCACTACAATACTGGCAAGATTATCACTTTGATGGTCTACAAAAAGTTTACTATGTCAAAGCACTATTACAATCTGATGTAAACCAAAGATATTTGGATTTAACAGCAGCAAGAGATTCTTCAAATAATGCAACACAAATTGCTGGTGTTACTAGAATATTCCCGTTGTATGATTCTCAGGCATCAATCAATATGTTTGACCTTAGATATCAACTCCGTTTAAATGAATTGTATGATTTTACATCTGCATCATACATCAACTACACAATGACACAACAACATTTAAGAATGTTGGAACAACAATTTACTGGTGAAGTACCAATCAGATTTCAAAGACATACACAAAGATTGTATATTGATTGGGCTTGGGGATCATCACAGGCACCAGCAGGCACAGTGGTTGTTGCTGAATGTTATGCAACTATTGACCCAGCCATTTATACACAAGCATGGAATGACCGTTGGTTAAAAGAATATGCTACTGCATTAATCAAGCGTTCATGGGGTAACAACCTTAAAAAGTTTAATGGTATTCAATTACCAGGTGGTGTCACATTAAATGGTGATAAGATTTACCAAGAAGCTGCCGATGAAATTAATGTTCTACATGCTGAGATTGGTGACAAATATGGTGCCCCGCTTGAGATGTTTATGAACTAATATGGCAACAAACCAGTATTTTAATAATTACAACTCACTAGCCGAACAGCGGGTAGTAGAGGACCTTATAACAGAATCCATAAAGATTATGGGTTTTGATGCGTACTACTGCCCAATTCAAAACGAGGAAGACCGTGACATTCTTTACGGTGAAGATCCGGTTAAGAAATTCAGTTCAGCGTTTCCAGTAGAATTCTATCTATCAAGTTCTATGGAATACGGCGGTGAAAGAGAATTCTTTTCTAAGTTTGGTCTTGAAATTAAAAACAATATCAATGTCATCATTTCTAAACGTTCTTTCTCTCAACGAGTACCACAAGCACTATTCACCAGACCACGTGAAGGTGATTTGATTTATGTGCCGTTTTTAAATGGTACTGGTGAATTGTTTGAGATTAAATTTGTGAATCAGACTAAAGACTTCTTCATGTTAGGTCGTAAAATTCCATATTATTACGAATTGGAAATGGAGAAATTTAAATACTCACAAGAACGCATTGATACTGGTGTATTTGAAATTGATGATGTGGCCACACAATCAGCATATACAATTGATTTGACACTTACTAGAGGTGCAAATAATTATACACAAAAAGAAATTGTATATCAATCAAATGATAATACATATGCAAATGCGATTGTTACTGCTACAGTACAACACTGGAGTAATACATCTAATACATTAAGTGTTTCAAATATTGCTGGTGAGTTTGTTAATAATAAATTGGTTATTGGTATTTCAAGTAACGCAAGACATACATTAACCACTTTTGATCCGTTGGCAGATGCTAGTAGAAATGAAGTGTATGACAATCAACATATATTTGGTGAAGCCAATACGATTATTGACTTCTCTGAAATCAACCCATTTGGACCTATCTAATGTCAACACCATATTACAATAGAACAATCAGAAAACTTGTAGTAGGTTTTGGTAATTTATTCAATGACATTACGTTGGTTAGATACAATCCAGATTTGACTGAGCAAGAAAGATTCTTAGTACCTATTGCATATGCAGCCAAAGAATCGTATGTAATGAGATTGGAAGAAGATTTGAACTTAGACAAAAAAATTCAAATGACTTTACCTAGGTTGTCGTTTGAAATGAATGGTCTGTCATATGATTCTTCCAGAAAACAAAATACAAACATCAAAAACTTTGCATCAACCACAAGTGGTGCAATAGCACAATACAATCCAGTACCATATAATTTTGATTTTAACCTATATCTGTATGTTCGTAATATAGAAGATGGTACACAATTATTGGAACATATATTACCATTCTTTACACCAGACTATACAATTAAGTTGAATATGGTTCCAGAAATGGGAATCATTAAAGAAGTTCCTATTGTATTAAACAGTTGTACATCTGATATTACATATGAAGGTAACAGAGAAAAAGATCCAAGAATGGTTATATGGACTTTGAACTTCACAGTCAAAGGTTATATCTTTGGTAAATCATCAACAGCCGGACTTATTACACATTCTATTACATCAATATACAATCAAATATCCGATGGTGATGTTGTTCAGTTCAGTATGAATGCCGCATCAGGTAACGGAACATATCAAATTGGTGAGACAGTTTATCAAGGGTATACTGCACAAACATCAACTGCAACAGCCAGAGTTGTATTGTGGACAAATAACAAACTACACCTAACAAACATCAATGGTGATTTTGTTTCTACACAACCTATATATGGTGTGAATACTTTGGCAAATTATAAGTTCACTTCTTTTAACATCGCACCTAAGAAGTTTGTACAGATTGATACAACACCAAAACCATCAACAGCAAATGCAACGAGTTCTTATACTGCTAACACGGTAATTAAAGAGTACCCGTAAAACTATGAATACATTTGACCAGAATATGGAAAAAATATTTGATGTGACACCAGTAGAAGAAGAAAAGAAAAAACCTTCTGCTGTTGTTACAGTGAAATATAATGAACCTGATATAAAACAAGACCTGACTGATGCTTACCAGCAGTCTAAAGAAAACTTGCAAGAGATTATTGACCAAGGCAAAGAAGCCATGGAAGAAATTCTTAAAGTAGCCAAGGCAGGTCAACACCCACGAGCATTTGAGGTCTATGGCACCCTACTTAAAAACATGGTAGATGCAAACAAAGAACTTTTAGGTATTCAAAAACAAATGCGTGATATGGATGGTAAGAAAAAAGAAGGTGATACCAAGATTGACAAAGCTATTTTTGTTGGTTCAACTGCCGAGTTAAATAAATTTCTACAAAGTAAAGAATGATTGAAGATGTTGATTTAAAATACGGTGAAGCTTATCGTGACAATCCTTTACTTAAAAAAGCAGGTGTCAAGGTAGAATACACCGAAGAACAAGTTGCAGAATACATCAAGTGTTCTAAAGACCCAATCTATTTTGCCAAAAATTATATAAAAATTGTTAACGTTGATGAAGGCCTAATCAACTTTAAGATGTGGAAATTTCAAGAGCAGATGCTAAAGCTCTTTGCGAATAATCGTTTCGTTATCACCAAATGTCCTCGTCAGGTTGGCAAAACTACCACAACAGTGGCTTATATGTTATGGGCGACCATCTTTACAGACCAACAAAACTGTGCTGTTCTGGCCAACAAAGGTTCCTTGGCACGTGACATTCTTGCCAAGTACCAACTGGCATATGAAAATCTACCAATGTGGCTTCAACAAGGCGTGGTTACCTGGAACAAAGGTAACGTAGAACTGGAGAACGGGTCTAAGATTATCGCCGCATCCACCTCTAGTTCCGCCATTCGTGGTGGTTCTTTTAACATTGTATTCTTAGACGAATTCGCTTTCGTTCCGACCAATATTGCGGAAGAATTCTTTAACTCTGTATACCCTGTAATTTCATCTGGTAAAAAGACAAAGATTATTATT